ATAGAAAAAGAAACTCAAAAAGCATATTTATTTAAATTTGAGATAGGTTTATTTGAAGATTATCGTTTCTGGTATCCAAAAGTATTGGTAAATAAAATGCGTGAAAGTGTAGTAATTTCATATCAAAATAATAATGAGTTCCCAAGAAAAGTATTTCTTAACAAGAAAAAAGAACTAATTTTATCAATGCCTAATTTAATAGAGCTTTTAGACAAAGCTTCATTAAACTTTTATGACAATATAGAAAGATTAGAAACTTACATTCCAGAAAAAATTTTTAAAGAGGTTGAAATAGATGAGGAATTACTTGCCTGATCAATTAAATTGTATAAAAAAATTAAAAAGATTTAAAGTTGGAGCTTTATTTATGCAAGCAGGAACAGGAAAAACTCAAACTGCTGTTGGTATTATAAATTCAAGAGAAGATATAGATAAAGTTTTATGGTTTACACCTTGTCAAACTAAGAAAAATTTAAAAGAAGAACTTGAAAAATGTTCCTTAAAATATGAAGTTGAAATAGTGGGAATAGAAACTTTAAGTAATTCTAAAAAAACTTACTTTGAATTATTAAATAAATATTCTAACTGTAAATTTTTCTGTGTTGTAGATGAAAGCATAAAAATAAAAAATTACTGTGTAAGAACTCAAAGAATAACAACAATTGGAAGAAAAGCAAAGTACCGTTTAATTTTAAATGGTACTCCTCTTTCAAAAAATTACCTGGACCTATATAACCAGTTTAATTTCTTGAGTGAAAAAATTTTTAAAATGAATTACAACGAATTTTATAACACATTTGTTATAGAAAAAAGAGTTGTTAAAAATCGTGTAATAAAAAAAAGATGGTTAGAAGGTTTCACAAATCTTGATTATTTATTTAGTTTAATAAGTCCTTTTATTTATAAAAGTGATTTGAAACTAGATATAAAAAAAGAAACTAAAATTGTTGAATATGTAGCAGAAGATAAAGTAATTGAAGACTATCTAATTTTAAAAGAAATTTTTATTGAAGGTATCAGAACAGAAGATGGACAACTATTAGGAAATCTTCAAAAATTACAACATTCTTATGCTGCTAGTTTAAATAAAAAAGAAGAATTAAGAAACCTTTTAAACAATCTTAAGAGTGAAGGAGTTCCAACAAAAAAAATAATTATTTTTTATAAATATCTGGTTGAAGAAGAATTACTAAGAAATGAATTTAGTGAATATACTTTACTAAGTTTACAAAAGCATACATTTGGACTAAATTTACAAAGTTCAAATATAATTATTTTTTATAATTTATCTTGGGATTATGCACTAATGGAACAAGCAGAAAGTAGGATATATAGAACTGGACAGAAAGAAGATTGTAGAATATTTTATTTAATTTCCACATTTGGATTAGATGAAATGATTCAAAATAATTTAAAGAAAAAAGAAGATTTCTTATGGGAATTAAAACAAAAAACCATACAAGAAATTGAGGAGAAACTATGAAGATATATAAAGACCAAGATGTTTTATCTGCTGCAAGAGATAGATATAAATTTATCTTTAATAATTTTGATAATGTTTGTTTTTCTTTTAGTGGTGGAAAAGACAGTTCATTGATGATACAAATAGCTAATATAGTAGCTAAAAAACTTAATAAAGTTTTTGATGTTATGTATATTGATTTAGAAGCTCAATATAAACATACTATTGAACATGTGTATGAACTAAAAGAATTAAGCCAAATTAGAGACTTCTATCATATAGCTTTACCACTTTATTTAAGAAATGCAGTATCTGTTTTGCAACCAAAATGGATCTGCTGGAAACCAGAGGATAAAGAACTATGGGTAAGAGATTTACCAGAAGATAGTATAAATCTAACAAATAATTATCTCCCATTTTATGATAGAGTTATGGAGTTTGAAGAATTTGTTCCTTCTTTTAATAAATGGTATGCAGATACTAAAGGTGGAATGTGTGCTGTTGGAGTTGGGATAAGAGCTGATGAAAGTCTTAATAGATTTAGGACAATTGCAATACCTAAGAATAAAGTTATGTTTAAAAACAAGCCTTGGACAACTCAAATTTATAAAAATACTTTTAACTTTTATCCATTATATGACTTTAAAACCCAAGATGTTTGGGGAGCTATATCATTATTAGATTTAAAATATAATAAAATCTATGAATTAATGTATAAAAATGGATTATCTATTCATGAACAAAGACTGTGCCAACCTTATGGAGATGACCAAAGAAATGGACTAGACCAGTTTAAAGCTCTTGAAGCTGATACCTGGGAAAAAATTTTAAATAGAGTTAATGGAGTTAATTTTGGAAATATCTATTGCAGAAGTTATGCACTAGGAAATATAAAATCTTTTAAGCCTGATTTTATGACTTGGGAACAATATACTGTATTCTTATTAGAAAGCTTAGGACTTTATAATAGAGATTTAATGCTTCATTACTACGGAAAAATTAAAAAGTTCATGGAATGGTATAAAACACATGAAAATATAGATATTATTCCACAAGAATGTGAATTAAAACTTGAACAGCAAAAAAAAGTTATTTCTTGGCGAAGGATTGCAAGAGCAATTGAAAAAAATGATTTCTACATGAAAAGATTGTCTTTTGGAGAAAATAAAAAAGACAATGAAAAATTACAGCATCTAATGAAAAAATACAATAACTTATTGGAGGTAAAAAGATGAAAGAAGTATCAATGGAAGTTTTAAATGTTCAAATGGTTGATATAAATAAAGTTGTGGCTAATGACTACAATCCAAATAAAGTAGCAAAACCTGAGATGAAATTATTAGAAAGGTCTATCATAGATAATGGGTTCTGTATGCCAATTATTTGTATATATGACAAAAAAAATGACAAATATGTTATTGTTGATGGCTTTCATAGATATACTGTTTCATTGAAATTACACCTGGAACAAGTTCCAATTGTTGTTTTAAAACATGATATTAAAAAGAGAGTTGCTGCAACAATCCAATTCAATAGAGCTAGGGGAACACATCAAATTCCAGATATGGCAAAAATTGTTTTATCTCTTTTTGAAAAAGGATGGAATGATTATGAAATATCAGAACATTTAGGAATGGATTTAGATGAAGTTATTAGATTGAAGCAAATGAATGGATTAAAAGAAGCATTTGCTAATCATACTTTTTCTAAAAGTTGGGAAGAATTTGAAAAAAATAATATAGAAGAGAAGGAATAAAAATGAAAAAAATAGAACTTATTGATAATAAATTAAATGTTGAATTAAAACCAGGAGATATTATTTTATTAAAGTCTTTATATTGTGGAGAATATAAAACTACTAAATATAAATATATTATGGAATCTAAAACAAGTCCTGGAATGTATTTAATTCAAAGAATAGATGGAGATCAAACATTATCATTACATCTTGGAGTTTCAAAAAATTGGTTTGTTAGAAGAAGTAATGAAACATATCTTATGGAGGTGGAAGATATTGGAAAAGATTATTGAGATATACATGGAATGTGGTGATTTTTATGAATCTGTTAGAAAAAGTGGTTTGCCAATACTGACTGCACATAAGATCTTATTAAGAAGTGGAATTTTAAAAATTCAAGATAAAATCAAATATGGGAGTGAAGCTGGAAAAAAAGGTGGAGAAGCTGAAGAATATTTTCAAAAATTAGTTCCTGAAGCTATTGATGCTAACAAATACTGGAAAAAAAATAATCCAATTTTTGACTTTAATTTTAAAGGACTTAATATTGATGTTAAATATAGTTCTATAACAGTAAGAAGTGAAAAAAATATAAATTGGTGGGTTAGAGCTAAAGGAACACAGGATATAACTGTGGCATTTTTAGAGAGGGAAAAAGGTAAAGCTTTAGATAAACCAAATATTTTACTCATACCACAACAATTTATAACACAAAAATGTATGATATATATTTCAAAAAATGGAGATTATTTTAAAATGTTCCAGGTAAAAGAAAAAGATTTGGTAAAAGAATTAGAAGAATATGCAGATTTAAAGAAGAAAAAACTTATTTAAATAGGAGAGGAGATAAAAATGGAGGATAATTTAAACCTTTTTGGATTTGGACAGCTTCCTAAAAAAGAAATAGTTAGAGAAGCTTCTATCAAAAATATAGTAAAAAAAATACAAGATCTGGATCATAAATATAACTATGATGAAATATTCTTTGATTGGATAAGATGTATGTTTTATACTTATGCCAATACTTGCAATAAAGTAGGTTATTCAGATAGAGAAGAAAAATATAAAAGAATAGTAGATAAACATAGTAAAGGAGTAATTCAAGTTTTTCTTGAATGTCATGCTGAACTGGTAATGTTATTTGAAAAAGAAATAGATGATTACTTAGGGAAAATATATCATGAATTAGGTATTCACAATAAAATGAAAGGTCAATTTTTTACACCATTTCATCTTTCAAAACTTATGGCAGAAACAAGAGTTAATGCATTAATAAAAGAATTAAATTCAAAAAAAAGAATAAAAATAATTGATGCTGCATGTGGTTCAGGTTGTTTAATGCTAGGAATATTAGCAGTATTAAAAGAAAAAGGAATTAATTATCAAAAAAGGATTTTTATTAATTGTAGTGATTTAGATGAAAATACTATTCAAATGGCTTATGTTCAGTTGACTATTGTTGGAGCTAAAGCAAAATGTGAAAACAAAAATTCTTTAACAGGAGAAATATTTGGAAGATGGGATACATTTAACTATAGCATTAGTGGCAATACAAGTTTAGATTTAGAGGTTGATTATGAAAGTTTTGATGTCAATAAAGCCTAAATTTGTAGAAAAAATATTTTCAGAAACTAAGACTTTTGAACTTAGAAAAAAGATTTTTAAAAGTTCTATAAATACTATTGTTATATATTCAAGTTCTCCAAAGAAAAAAGTTGTTGGAGAAATTATTATAGATAAAATAATTTCTTCTACTCCTAGACTTTTATGGAAATCTTATAAAAATAATTTAGGTATTTCAGAAAAAGAATATTTTAAATACTATAAAAATTCAAAAGTTGCTTATGCAATAAAAATAAAAAAGGTTATTAAGTATAAAAAAGAACTAGAACTAAAAGATTTTGGAATAGAAAAAGCACCACAATCTTACCAATACATTAAATAAAGGTGATAGAAATGACAGTACAGGAAATGAGAAAATCATTAGAAAAGCAATTAGAAAAACTTCCATTTTTCATATCGACAAAGGATACTGCTGATTTTTTAGGAATTAGTAAAAGTAATCTTATAAGGAAAACTGAAACTGGAGAAATAAAATCTATACGAAATGGAAAATTAATTAAAATACCAAAGGAATGTCTGATAGAGTATGTTTTAAATGCAATGTAAGAAATTAGTATATTGACTTTTTTTAATAGTTGCTTGATAATTCATTATCGGTAGCTATTAAAAAAAGATAAAGGAGGATTCTTGTATACATCAAGCTACACTAGAAAAAGAGGTAAGTTTTACCATTTAGTTTTTGAATATATAAAAAATAAGAAAAAAACTGTAAAATCAAAATCATCTAAAACTGATAATGAAGAGTTAGCTGAAGAAATGCTAAAAGTTTTTGAAGAAGAATGTAGAAAATTTTTTGGTATATCTGAAGATAAAAAAAATAGCAGCAGAAAAAGTATTTTAAAAAAAATAGACCAGGATGTAAATTTATTTGATAAAGAAATTAGTTTCTGTAATTTCATTTTAGGATATGTCAAAATGAGATTTAAAACTATTGATGATGCAACTTACTCATCTTATCTATCAAATACAAAGATATCCATATTACCTTATTTTTTTAAAGAAAATAAGAAACTCAAGGATATAAATACATTTGACATTCAAAAGTATTATTTTCATGAATTAAATGTAAGAGGAGTTTCTGCTAATACAGTTATTCATTATCATAATCTTTTAAGTCTAACATTCAAGTATGCTCAAAAGATAGGAATAATAACTATTAATCCTATGTTGAATGTTGAAAAGCCTAAAAAGGTCAGATATATTGCAAAAGTTTATAATCATGAACAAATAAAAGAAATGCTTGAAATATTAAAAAAAGAAGATAAAGCACTGTATTTAGGAGTGGTTATAACTAGTTTCTTTGGTTTAAGAAGAAGCGAATTATTAGGTCTAAAATGGTCAGCAATAAATTTTGTAGATAATACAATGAGCATTGTCCATACTGTTACAGAAACTAATTTAGATGGTAAAAATATCTTAATAAAAAAAGATAAGACTAAGAGTACAGCTGGTTTAAGAAGTTTTGTTTTACCTGGTTCAATAAAAGAAATGCTCTTGGAGTTAAAAGAGGAACAAAAAAGAAATAAAGAAAGACTAGGTAAAGGATATTACACAAAAGATGAAGAATATGTTTATGTAAATGAAGGTGGGGAACTGCATAAGCCAAAGTTTTTAACAAATGGATTTAGAAAGTTCCTGGCAAAACATAATTTAACACATATTAGGTTTCATGATTTAAGACACAGTTGTGCTACAATATTGTGTGAAAGCAATGTTAATGTAAAAGACATTCAAATGTTTTTAGGACATAGCAGTGCTAAAACAACAATGGATATATATGTGCATCAAATGAATAAGAGTAATTTATCAACAGTATCTATAATAAATGAAAAAATAGGTATCTGATAAACTTACTTAGTTAATCAAAATAAAAAAAGTTACCATTAAAAACAATGGTAACCCAGATAATTTAATATTTTGGTTGACTTTTTACCCTGTCAAAACCTGTCAAAATAATTTTTTGAGTACCGCTAATACTCATAAAATCAAATGTTTATGGCGGTGAGAGAGGGATTTGAACCCTCGGTACCGAAACGGTACTCTGACTTAGCA